TTGATCAATCATATCAAGTTGCATTGTGTGTAATTCATTTAACAGTTTATCAACTGCTTGACGTTGTGGTGTAACGTTTACGGTATATGATACCGAACCATAGGATTTTGGTTTATATAAATTAGCAAGTTCAGCTGGGGTCAATTCAACCCAACCTGCGAATTTGTCTTGAGACATTCTACGTTTCTTATTCATTTTGAATCCCTCTGATGTTTATATTCACGTTTGAGCCACCATTTGTATTTTTGAAAATACTCAGCTAGATTAACTTCTGGAACAGAATGCCACTCATAACATTCTTCCTTATGCTCCATCCAAATTTCTTGAAGCCAATGTCTAAATGTTTTCATCATCCTCTCCTCATTGTAGCGATTTCTACTGCTTGCTCATCTGAAAAGATAGGTATGGCATTAGACTTATGCATAGTGCCGATACCTTTAATCATTGTACCAGTGTAAACAGGATTTTCTTTACGAGTTGCCACACCCAATCCAGTATCCAAAGAAGGGATGCTGCGAGTGCTGCGGACATAAGGACGTGTAACAACAGGATTATAGTTTGAATCCAGTTTGGTAGTTTTTCCAGTCGGTCGTTTAGTTTCATATTTCTTAAGCAATGCTTCCCATGATGCTTTCAACTCACGCTGTTTAGCATTAGGTTTACGTTTCTTGGAACGACCAAGTGATGTATGAATCATTTGCATAGATATAATTATACTCCAAAAATTATTGCAAGGCAAATTTCTTTAGATAATCTTTTGCTTCAACGCACTGACCGATTAGGTTGTCCATCTCTGCAAGAATAACCATTTCTGCGAGAGACTCCGCCATTTGGCGATCTTCGCTGTTGAGTGTATCAAGATAGTTGCAGTATTCCTCATAGGATTCTAACGACCACATGATGTCAAGCATCTCAACTTGCTCAGGGGTTAAATTTTCAATTTGAATCATGACGAATTTCCTTTACACAAGTTATACGATCTGGACTGTACATTAAAACAAAATCCCCAAAACCGAATGTCCCAAGGATACCTAAAATGACAACAAAGCCACCAATAAAAGCCAAAACTGTTTTCATTCAAAATCTCCATTAGGCATAACAATTCCTGACTCGGACACCCAACCATTAGTCCATGATGTCTTTTCATCGGCATCATAGGTTAATCCAAGAGCCTTCATCATGAAGTGCTTGACTCTTAAATTTGGCATACGGAATCTTTCTGTTGGAGTAAAGCCCATCATAGAACCAACTTCAACCACTGCGCCACTGCGACAGATACCAGCATGGCAGTGAACCAACACATTCATAGAATTATCCAAAGCATGCTTTAACAAACGAACGATTTCATCTGCTTGCTCCTGACTAATAAGGCATTCCTCTGGAAACCTATCAGTGTCATCAGCGTCAAGAAACTCGAACTGATGCGTTTCTTTGAATGCGTGCTTTGGAACTGGAAAGAATGTAGCTGGATCAGCAATCTGAATCAGCATAGCATTCTGCCCCATATCACTATGGTGTCCGTTCTTCACGGCATCCCAGCTAACATTTTCAATCCAACGAATCATTTGTTTCTTTCAGAAAAAGTTTCCATCCATTCTTGCAAGATAGTTCTTGCTTCACTTCGACTTAAATCATACATCTCTGCGAGATACGGAGCAGCACCAAACATATTGGTCACACCACTATCGCGCAGTTGATCAAGATATCTAAAATAGGTTTCTTTCATTTGATATTGCTCCATTTTCTAAGTTTATCACGTTTCTTTGCAGAAGCATCAATTACATTTTCCCAATTGATTAGGTTTGCTTCACGCATCAAGTCAACCATACACATCAAGTCACCGATTTCTTCTTCAAGGTGTTGACGGTTATTCCTACCATTATGTTCCGATAAGAATCCGAAACGAAATACCTTACTAATTGCTTGGGTAACCTCAGCGCATTCTTCTTGGGTGATCAGCATCACCTCGCGATCCAAATCAGTTATCATGACTCATTACTTCCTGTTGCTTTTGTTGTTCCAAATTGTAGCGTTGTTCGATCGCATGCTCAGCCCACTCATAGGGGACATCAAGAGTAACTGCGATAAACTTCGCACTCATACCTTGCTCAACAAGGTCATCGATTTCCATTGCGATATCGGACATAGATCTACGTCTCAATCCCATGACTTTTTACCTCCATGATTTTCATTCCAGTAATAACCAGCAAAATAAGCATCATATTCAGCTGAACCAATTGGGGGATAGATGGGATCTGACTCATAGGTGCCACCCTCATAATAGTGGGGGTTGTGGGGACGACTATACCAACTGTCAGCAGCACCACGGTCAAAGGGACCACCGTGTCGGTCGTCATAGGTTTTACCTTCA